TTATCAGCACTATAAGGAGTTAATGTAGTGAACTTAATTTCAGCACAAGCAATTCCACCAATTAAAGTATCAGTTGAACTTATATTCTGATTATAAGAAACACCACCTGCTATCTCTTTATTAGTAAGGATAGTACCTCCACCAGTATAAGTAGCAACTGCTAAATAACCAAAATACTGACTTGACTCATCCATGATAGTGTAAGAATCAAATGGGTCTTGAGTTGAACCAGCAGATACACTTCTTAAACTTCCATCATATCTACTTCAATGCCCACCTGTCATTGTAATGCTGTTATTATTTACTGTTGCTTCTGTGAGGTAGGAACAATAGAAGTACCAGTTATAATAACTACCTGTTGTAGAGGACCTTACATTTTGGAATAAATATCTTTTACCACCATGAAATGAATACTTACCATCAACTGGTAACAACTCATGTGGTTCATACAATTCCATACTTAAAGTATTTGAACTTGAACCTGGTTTAAAAAGAATTTTGTCTGATTCATATATCTTAATTTCATTTCTGAAATAATAAGTCAAAGTACCACTGTATGAAGTTAAATTAGAATAATAGTACCTTATTTGTCATGTAGGATATCCTGTACTACAAAGTCTATTCTCCATTTTAATCTCCTAACTCAATAGCACTGAATTTAACTCCTTGTCAGAGTCCATTATATAAAACACCATTGTAGCAATCTCCACTTGAATTAGAAGTATAGACATGTACTGTTACTTCTGAATTGGAAAGAATATCCCAAATGGTGATGTAATATGTGTTACCTTGTACTTTGTTTAAAACAGATGCTGCTTCTGCTGAAGTACAAGGAGGAAGTTCAATCTCCCATTTTCTTAATCTGTTTTTTATTCAATAAATATGCATGACTCCATCATCTGTTCTACCAGAATCTTCTGAAGCCAAAGAATCAAAGGAAGGTCTTATTGACTTCGCTTTGTATTCGGTTCCATTTATAATAAATCTACCTTTATCAGTTAATGCCATAAGACCTCCTTATACTGTTATTAATGACCTACCTGTCATTGACTTGTAGGTGTTATTTCCTCTTGCTGCTGACCTAGCAATAGTTTCATCTCCAATAGAAACTTCCATATCAACACCTTCAATAGCAGATATGATTTGTTGAGTCATCTGAGCAAATGAAGAAACCAATTGAGCATTGTTACTATCGAACATATCCTGTAATAAATTCTGAGGTGTAGCAATTTCAGGATTATTATTAGCATTTGAGTATTCACCTAACATTGCTAAAGTAGGTTCTTTTAATACACCACCTCTTGCTAATGTAGGAATCTGTGGAGCAGACAATGTCCTAAGGTTGAAACCAAAATGTCTACCACCAAATCCCGGTACCCAATCAGGAATATCTACACTGAATTTGTTTAACAGATTAATGACAGCATTAATACCGTTAGTGATACCTCTAATCATTCCATTGATAAATCCGATAATACCATTGACCACACTCTTGATTGTGTTACCGATACCATTCCATATGGACTTAATAGAGTTAGCAATAGCATTGTTTATATTTACTACTGTATTCTTGATTCAGTTCCATGCATTGGAAGCAAAATCTTTCATGGCATTCAAGACATTTGAGAAAGCATCTTTAGTAGCATTCCATAAATCAACTAACAAGTCTTTTGTAAGTTGTACAATTTGAACAATAACATCTTTAATATTTGTCCAAATAGTGTTTGCTAATTCCTTAATTGCTTCCCAAGCATTTCTACATAATTCTTTAGTATCTTCCCAAAGAACACCTAATTCAGACATTAAGGTCTGTACTATTTCAACAATACCTTGACTGAATCTTGTCCATGCTTCTTTAGCAGTAGCAATTATCTGTTCCCAAACTACCTTGAGGTTTTCCCAAAGTTTCTTGGTCCATGCTACTATTTCATCCCAATGTTCATGAACTACTATAACCAAAGTAGATAATACAGCAACTACACCAGCAACAACTCCTGCTACTGCTGCTGGAGCACCTAATAAGATTGCTCCAATTGCTGCTAAAGCAATACCTAAGTCTTTAAGTATTTCACCTATTATATTCCATCCATTCTTTCACATATCTACAAACTGAGTAACTGAAAGAACAAGACCACCTATAATAAGACCAATACCGCCTATTGTCTTAAGGATTGCTCCAATACCTGCTGTGCTTACAAATGCTTTTACAGCATCAAATATGATTTTGAGTTTTCCTCATAACTCTACAACTTTAGCAATAAGACCAATTGCTTTAATAGCAACCAGTGCTCCTATTACTAATCCAATATGGTCCATTACCCAATCAAATAATGCTTTAAGTGTATCTCTTAACCATTCAAAGATTGGTCTTAACTTCTCACCTAATGATGTTAATTTATCTATCCATTCCTGGTTTACCTTAACATCAGCAAATGGGTCAGTTAATGTATTGTCACTGCTACCGTCCTCATTCTGTTTTTGTAAAGTATTCAATTCATCAAAACCAGATATCAGAGTCCTCATTGTCTTCTGAGTTTTCTGAGCACTGTTCTGAATATTCTTAAACTGAATACCAGATAATCCTAACCCTTTCAGGAAAGCATTTACGTAAAGAACTATTTTAGCAAATAGATTTACTATTCACTCTAGGATAGGAGCAAACATACTTCCTATAGCATAATAGATACCATCAAGTTTCTTCCTTAAAGCATCGTTCTGTGACAGGTAAGTATTGACTGATTTGGATATTAGAGAAAATATTGACCTAATACCCATTATGGATAATGCTAATCTCTTAACTTTACTGATAATTCCATTAAGACTTGAACCACCTTTACCTCAATTACTATTGACCTCATCTTGTTTTTTCTTAAGGTTGTTTAATTGATTTGTTAATCGTTCAATCTGTCCCTGTACTTTAATAACACCTTCACGACCCATATCTTGACGACCTCAATCAGAATCGATTAATGATTTAAGGTCTGCTATCTGTTGTTCAAGTGCTGCTATCTGGGCAGAGTATTGACTAGCATTTAACTCTATTGGTTTATTTAATCTGTTTTTTACATCATTAAATGCATTAACAAGTCTTTGTAATGCACCTACTGACTCTTTTGTTTCTTTCTTTAGAGAACTCGCATCTGCTTCAATCTTTACATTTAGCCTATCAACTTCAGGCATGTGAGTACCTCCTATTTTCTACGTTTATTTGCTTCACGTGCAAAATCTCTTAATTTTTCTTTTAAGATTTCAGACTCAATATTTACTTTCTTGTTAGGTTCTGGTTTAGCAGTTTCTTGATATACATCTTCATAAGAAGGTATCTGTTTACCACCTAATACACTACCTACAAATAAAGCAGTAAGATAAGCAATGTTATATACATGTGCTTTCTTTAACTTTTCTTCCTGTTCCCTTGTTTCTACAAATTCATCTACAACCATCTTGATTTCCTTGAGGGTCATCTTTCAGAATTCAAAGATATTTATATTAGCCTTTAAGGCAGCAGGTAAGAGTCTGTCCTCTATAAGTTCAGTTAAGGAAGATGGACTATCATCTTCCTCTACACGTTTTTTGGTTCTTCTTCCCCTTCTTTAGGGATAAAACCTGCTTCTTCAAAAACTTCAATTAAAAGTTCAATAAGAGACATAAAGTCCCCACCGTTCTCACAGTACTTGTCATAAATAGAATAAACATCATCCAACTTAATACCATGGTTGGTAGAATTAAGACATTCATGAAGAATAATCATCAAATCACCTAACTTAGGCATTTTGTTCTGTGATGCATCTATAAATACATTCAATGGGTTTTTACCAATACGTGCTTCAATAGAAACACAACCTCTGGTTGTCAATCTTAATTGATACTCTTTATCGTTTGTTTTTAAATATATCATTTCAATCTCCTTAATAAAAAAGAGGTTAAGGCCGAAGCCTCAGCCTCTTGTAAATTTTGTCAGTTGTTCTTCTTACCTATTAAGCAGCAGTTTCAGTAATATCGGCTGAAAGACCAATAGTAATATTGAAAGTGAATGCTTCATTAATACCTGCTTCATTTAAAGAAACAGCAATTGTACCAGTAAGGTTGAAAGTAGTACCATCACCAATAGTGACTGTACATACTTTAGAACTACCATCTTCAGATGCTTTCGCTAACTGGTAGTTACTCTGAGTAGCACTTTCACCCATTTCACTTGCTGGGATATATAAGAACTGGAATTCCAAATCACCATAATCCTTGATACCAGCCATGTAATGGAACTGCATATCAGATAAAGTAGTGATATCAACCATTTCTGGGTCACCACCTAAAGAAGGAATGGACTGAAGACCTGGGATTTCCTGATTACCAATCTTAAACTTTACATCTGCATTGTTGGTTAATAATCCACTTTTTGCCATGTTATCTCCTTAATATTTTTCTAATGCTAATCCCTCGTAATTCATAATCAGACAAATCTGAGTATCAGTTGCGAGTTCATTATAACTATATCTTCTAAAACCAAGATTCCTCATTGCTTCATCTACTTGTAATGAGTAACCTGATAAATCTTCAATAGAATACCCTCATAATTTTATTGTGTACCTAATATCAGATACTCCTGCTTCAGCAGTATGAATAGATACACTGTTATCGTTTTCTAAATAAGTAATACAAGGTAATTGATTGTTGCTGTCTACAAATAATTCGTAATAAGTAGGTAGAATCTTTTTTAACTCCCTAACTACAACAGGTTTGTAATTAATCACTTATTGTCTCCTTTATAGACTGTTTAAAAATCTCTATGATTCTGTCTTTGTTTTCTTGTAAAGCAGGTTGTAGATAGGGTTGAGGATTCTGACCTAATGTACTATGTCATTCTCCATCTGCTGTCTGGTATCTCCATGGAACATCGGTTCTACCATCACCTTGAGAACTGAAAAGTCCTGTACCAAATTCTACATATGGGGCATATTCAACATTAGTTCCTACAGTACCCTCATTACCCTCTACTTCATAAGTAATGCTGTTTCTTAGGTTACCAGTATTGACTGGTACCTTTTCTTTAGCAGCATTCTCAACTAATAAACATGCTTTATTAAGAGCTTTGTCTACTGACTCATCTCCAAGTTTATTAAGTTTCAGAATCAGTCTATCAATAGTTGACATTACTTCCTCTTCATTAATACTTGAGTATACCTTGTAGATGGTATTACATATCTTACTTGATATGTACCTACAGGGATATTAAAAGGATTCTCCTTAATACGTACCTCATTTTTATCTGTAATGAAGCAACTATCTACTAACCCAATCACATCTATGTCTATGTATCTAGGGTCTGCAACATTTGTTTGTGAATAAATCTTACAGACCATTTCAACAGTTTGTACAGTTGGTTCACTTTGTCTTTTCTGACCATATTCATCTAAATCAGAAGAGTACCAAAGGACTTCAACATCTTGTCATTCTCTATTTATCATTAAATGACCATTACTTTCCGATGTGACCTTAATTGTCTCAATATGGACTCAGGGTAGTCTGCAGAATAATTAAAGGTAACACCTGAATAACTTTCTGCATCTACTCCCTCAGTCCCAAGTCGATTGAAACGATATACTACCATATCTTCGATTACGTTTTCGTAATCTCTGATAGAGTCATTATGAGTGTAATTCTTCGCTTCGTTAATGCATCTTTGAATTAAGACCATTAACACTTCATCTTTGCTATCATCTTCGGTTAAACCGAGTAGCATTTTAATATTGTCAAGCATGGTTTAACCTCCTAATTTAATTAAGCAGCTAAATATTTAGCAATCTTACCTAATTCAGTAGCAGCGATAACCTTGACGTTTCTACCAAAGATAGTAGTCTTACGAGTATCAGCATCTCTTTCCTGTTCAACTTCAACACCCTTCTTCATGAAGCAAGTGATTGCAGATTTAGCAGCAAGGAATGCTTCTGCTTTTTCTGGTACTGCTGGGCTTGCGTCTGGGTTGCCGTTGCTAACAGCAGCTGAAACATAAATTGGAACACCAGCAATGGAACCAACATAACCACGTCTTACGAAATCTTCAACGTAAGAGATGTACTGTTTGGAACTCTTCTGTAAAGCAGCATATGCTTTCTTGTTCATTAATAAGTAAAGGTCATCATTAACTTCATCAGGCATAGCAGCAATTGCATCTACAACACCATCAAAGTCAAGGGATGCTAAATTACCAGTACCCTTTCTTAATTCAGTAACAACCTTCGTAGTAACATCATTAGTTAATGCTTCACTTAAATGCTGAACTGCCTTGTCAATAGCAGCAGGGTCATTCATAGCCTGTTCATCATAGAACGGAACTCTACCTTGAGTAACCTTGACTTCATAAGGAGTTTCTTCAAACTCACTACCGATATCACCAGTGTTACCATCACCCATATCAAGGTCTTCAACTGCACCAGTACCAGAGTAAACTCTGACCTTCTTGACCATGCCTGGTTCTTCAGACAACTGTCAGTCAAGAGTGATGAACTGGTTCATGTCTAATCTCGTAATTAAATTATTCTCTAACTTGACTTCCAATGCTTCATTATCAAAAGTCTTGATATTGTTGGAATCATATTTACTTGCCATTATTTAAATCTCCTATAATTTTGATAGGGATTCATACAATTCTGGATTATTGTTCTTTAAAGCAACTATTTCAGTATAAGACATTTTTCTGAATTGTTCTTTTGTAATAGTTCTGTCAAGAGGAAGATTCTTTTTAGGAGCATTACCTGCTAACCTCTTTTCAACTTCTGCTTTAACAGACTGCTTGAAAGCACTGTCTAATAAATCAATATTTGCTTTCATTGTTTCAGCATCTTCTGCTACAACAAAATCAACCAATTGTAAAGAAATCCCTTTTTCTGCCAGAATCTTACTGGCTTCATTTTTATTCTCTGCAAGTGCTAATGCTTTTTCTTTTTCAGCAATAGCCTTTTCACGTTGATTTAATTCATACTCATACTTTTCTTGTTCATTCATCTGAGCAAGTTTCTGAGCCTCTTTCAGTTTTTCTGCATTCTTCTGTTCTGCTTTCTTTAATGCTGCGGTAACACGTCTGTCACCTTCTTGCTGTAATAAAGCATCAACTTCAGCCTGCGTATAAGTTTTCTCTTGACCCTGTTCTTCTACAACAGTTTCTTTATTCTCTTCCATTTAATCTCCTTTTGAGTTACTT